TAACTTACTAATATCTACGTTGTTGCCTTGTATAGTATTGGTTATTACATTAGCAACTACTGCCTTATTGTATTCATCAGCCTTAACTGAATTGGCAATGGAGCTCAAACCCCACCACAATATGGCTAATAATATAATCAACTTCTTCATAATATATCCTCCTCGTTTATATATTTAGTATATAAGGATTATTGGTCAATGTCAAATAAAAAATTGGTCAAAAAGTCATTGATTTTATTGACTTTTTAGGGAGGGCGTAAGGGGATTTTATAAGAAAACCCCCTAAAAATCTATCTTTTCACAAATTCATCCGTCCAATTAAACGCTTCTTTGACTACCGATTCGGTTAATCCTTTAAAAGCTTTGTTTAGACTTTTGTTTTTGATGTTTAACAGAACCTTAGCATCGTCTTTATGTAGACCCTCTAGTAATTGAATAAACAATGTTTCTTTTCTAACTCTGTTAACTTGGTTGTTACCACCGACAATATAAACATATAATCTCTTTGCTTCGTTGAATAAAGATGTATGTTCTGTACCAGCTGGCGCCTCATTTTCCATATAAGGTGGGTCACCTGCGGGTAAATCAAATTTAATCCTAGGATCAAAACCTGCCTTACATAACTGCCTCAAAGATTGACTATCGTTTTCTCTCAAAACAGCAATCTTCTTTGCTTTGTCTTTAGCATTATTAATTTTTGTAAATAATTCGTGCACTAAAGGCCTTGATGAGCCAGATGTTCTACTAACAGCCGCCATCGCCTTTTTACTCATAAGCTGAGGATGTCTATTTTCGGTAAGTTGTTTTTCTTCTGCCATAATTCACTCCAAATATTGCAATATTAAAAATCATTAATGTTAGTCATTAACGCTTTAAGTTTATGTTTCATAAAGTATGGCAATAGTTTGGACCTATTGTTCACTTTATAACTCATATATCTATTTATAATAGTATTTACTAGAGGTTCAGGTATTTGTTCCAAGTCAATTAATGTCTTATTTCTTTGATAAAACTTCTTGGTTTCTGACCCTAATGGAATATTATCTACATTTGCCCACTCCTCTAATCTCTTTTTATTGATAGGTCTTTGTTTCTCACCTACCACAAACACATCATCATTACTTAATATGTTTGGTACACCATCTGATCTATCACCTTTGATGATCTGTTCGTGTAAAAATCTTTTTGGATTTGCATCTTCTATAAATTTCTTTTGTATAGGTGCATATTGTTTTACATTTGCATACTTCTGTAACTGTATGAAGTCTTTATCACCAGATACAATTAGAATATTTTTCTCTTTAGGTGCAAGTTCTCTTACCAATGTGCCTATAATATCATCTGCTTCTGCTGTATCTATGTGTAACACCATATACGGAAAGTTTTCTTGTATCTCAACTCTTATATCATTAATAACTTCAAATATGGATAACCAATTGGTTGCAGAGTCTTCTCTATTTTTCTTTCTAGCATATTTGTAATTTGGAAATATGCTTCGCCTCCAGGTATTACTTGCATCTGCACATAATATTATGTCTCCGTATTGTTCTCCAAACTTTAACTTGTAACCTCTAATAGAATTAATTACCATATGTCTAATTACATCTTTGTCAGGCATTTCTTCAGCCTTACCTCTAGTTTGAGCCATAAGGTTTGAAATTAAAACTTGGTTTAAGTCAACTAATATCATAAGTATTTCTTTTTATACCATTTGTAAAATATTTTATCTGTAAATATCTCTGCAATCTCACTTGCAGGTACTTGGTCACTTCTAATACACTCTGCCAAAGACTCATACTCATAAGTATCCACCTTACGAGTCATTTTCTTTTTAGACTGTATCGTCCCCAAAGTAATATGGGTTCTTCTTTGCTTCTCTTTTTCTAAGCTCATTTTCTATCTCTTCCCTTTTGATTTTGTTTATTACTAAAAATGCAATAAAGAAACCAACAACGGTTACTGTACATCCTATAAATCCTAAAAGCAATCCGTGTTCTAAATCTAACATTACAAATAATTAGCCCAATGCTTAGGCTTTTTACCTTTCAATTCATCTTTTAAAACTTTTATTCTATGTTTTAAACCATCAATGGTAGTGTACATCCAACCACAATCACTTGGCTCAACTTGTTTTTTAAACCAACTAATAGTATCTTTCAATACTTTAATTTGTTTTTCTACTTCTTTTTTTGTCATTTAGTATCCTTCCATAATTAGGCCATCCAAATTTGTCTGGCGATTCATCAACATACCTCCAACGAATAACTCCTGTATTAGGATTTCTTTCGTAGATTTTTTCTCTATTTTTTTTCTTTTTCATACTGGTAATACTCCTAAACTTTCAAATTGTGTAGACCAATCTCTACAAATGTCCATAACTCTTTTTCTATTTTTAAAATTAACTTTTCTATTATCTAATAGTGTTTCAAATAATTTATCAATACCAGCACCTAATTGTAAGTTTATATGTTTCTTAAATTTAAACTTCTTAAATTCTTCAAATGAATTGACAACATTGTGCTTTTGAAATGGCTCATTCAATTCGTACCAATCTTTATTATAGAAATAATCCCTAATACTAAATGCCAAATAAGGTGTAATTAATTGTTTATTATTATTTCTAGCTATTCTTTCGTGCCATAGATAACCAGCTTGATTATAGTAGTCAAAATAATTATCTCTAAACTCATCAAATTTTTGTTTTGTTTTACCTTTAGTATAATGTAAAATAGCTTTCTTACTTATACCATAGTAACCATCTGCTGCCCATCCACTTATTACTGCCTTCTCTTTTATCTCTGGATATACATATAAGAACGGAAAGCAACATTCAAAATGTGTTTTCTTTTTACACAATATTTCTTTAGCAAGTCTAAAAAAATCTTCTTCTATCTTATCGGTAGGTACAACTACAACTTTATAATCCCAATTAAACTTCTCTGCAACTTCTACAGCTTTTTGTGAGTCGTAAGTTGGTTGACCTTCTAAATGAAAAGTATAAGCAGTTATCTTTTTACCTAACCTATTGGCAGCGAATGCTGTAGATAAACTATCAACACCTCCAGATAACAATACAGCAACCTCACTATCTACTGTTTGGCCTTGTATTTCCTGTGTTAATAGTTTGTCTATCACGTTTTAAATGGGTCTTTTTTAATAAAATACTTATTTAACATTTCCATCTGATCGTCATATTCTGCTATAATACCTAATTCTTTTTCAATAGTTTCAATGTAGTCAGGATGTTCTGCAACACCTACACTATTTTGTAATAAGTTCTCTACATTGACTCTATGTTTTTCTATATGACCCTCAGCGTGTTTCTTTATCGCTTCTAATAGTGAATCTCTTAATGACATATAATTCCTTTGTTGTTTAGATTATGTATGTGGCGTGTTTGCATCACGCCACACACTTGGATTACTAGTTAATTGGCGCTAGTTCTGATCTCTTTACAGAAACCTTGTGGTTGTTATACTTGAATTTAGTTCCGTATAACGCTTTAATACCAGCAGCAACTATTGCTCTTGTAGGAGCACCAATTCTGTAGTATGTTTTACCAGCCACTTTATTACCGTAGACCATATAGCCTTCAGCTCTTAAAGTGTCAACCATTGATCTTGGTGATTCCAATTCAAATTTATTTTGAATTGTTGACCAAGCAACGTTTTCACCTTTTTGTAAAAGGTTTAAAACTTTCTGTTTCTTTGAAAGTTTTTTTCTGCCTCTAGTTTCAGCAGTTCTTTTAGTTACTTTTACAGTAACTAGTTCGTCTTTAACGAACAGGTTTTTAATATAATTAAACATTATATATTACTCCTTTTTATATTTGAGTTTAACAAAACTATTTTACAACCTGTTAAGGCGATTCCTATGGAATTTTGTTTATTCATCTAAATCCTTGTCTGCATCAAATAATACACCAGTCTGGTTTAGATCATTTAATTCTTCTTTGACATCTTTACTAATTGGTTTGGATGTCATTGCTTTTAATACTGGTTCATAGTTAATTTTAGCTTGTGGTTGACCTGATTTATTATCTTTTAGAATAACCATCTTATCTGATAGTGTTTGTGCTGGATGTTTTAATCCAAAATCTCTATATATCATACCACGCATTACATCTACTAATAGTGCTAAGTCTTGCATAAATACATTTGATTGAGTCTTCATAGCCAAATCAACAAACTGTTTTAATAAATTCATACTAATATCATCTACTGCTGTTTCAACAAATTTTTTAGTTTGTTGTTGTTTTATTTGTTTGGCTACCTTCTCACCCATTTTACGTCTTTGTTCATCAAGTTCCCTACTTCTATGATTAACAATCCGTTCTGTTGGAAAGTGTATTATTTTATCATCACTCACTAATAATCTCACCTTTAAAATTCACTTTCCCTTGTTTTTCAAAATATTCTACAAGTTGATTATAACCACCAATTAATTCATCATCTATTTTAATCTGTGGCATTTGTCTTACCTGTTTGCCAATATCTTCTAACATCTTATCAACAGATTCAAATGATTCCATTGTTTTTTCTTCATAGTCAAGGCCAAGTCTTTTTACAAGACCCTTGGCCTTGGTACAATAGGTACAATTGTTTTTACTGTATATTACTATTTTCATTTTCTTTACCTATTAAGTTGTCATAAGCAACTTTAGCTTTTTCTTTTACGTTATAAGCATCAACTGCTTCTGCTATTGTGAAATTGTACATTTTATTGTACTCACCTAATGGTAATCTCAAACCAATCCACGCTCTATAATAACCGTTTTTAGTTATTGTTACATCTTTGGCAAAGATTTCATAACCTCTAACAGGTGTATCTTTAATCAAGTTAACGATAACTGATTCTACTTCCGATACAGTTGTTTTGTTATGTTGTTTTCCCAACTCTGTAATGAATTGTTTTGATGATTTGTTCATCTCACCTTTAACAATATCAGCAAGTTCTGCCTTAGCAATCATCATACCTTTTTCAATCGCCAAGTTTAGATCAGGTGACACTGCAGTACCGACACCAAAGATACACATTCTATCTTTGTCTTTACCAAATAAAGGTGTATCACACGCTTTACTTTCAGAAAAGTCAGCCATATACCATTTTGGTACTTCATTTAAGACTTTACCCTTCTCTGACTTCATCTTGTAAGAACCAGCACAATTGGCTACTAATAACCCTGCTGCGATGATACCTACTATTTTACCATACTTCATCATATATTAATTTACCTCACTTTTTATATTATATACTAGGTCTTGCATTTTGTCAAGTCCTAAAGATATATAGTCTAAAAACTCAGAACCCGATATACCCGTAACAATTACAAAAACTAGTGAGATTATGATTAAATTTTTAATCATTTTACCTCCCATTCACCGTTCTGTTGTAAACACACTTTTCCGAACGACTTAAAAGCGTGATTTGGTCTACTGTACATTCTACAGTATTCAGGTGTTGCTACATCTCTATAATAAAATTGAGCAAATAGCTGCCAATATGAAGGACCATCTACAGTTTTTCTTCCATCAGCACACTCTAAAATTTCTTCTTTGATAATTGTATTATCAGTTTCTTTTATAATCACTTTTACATAACAATATTGATCTGCTGCGTCTTTAGGTTCAACAGTTGTAATTTTGTTATAATAAACTTTATCGCCGTCTTTTTCAATTTTTTCTATTTTATCTAATATCTCTATTACTTTTACATTCTCAACAGGATATGTCTTCTCTGACAAGTCACCATTTTCATTACCAAATACATATGTACATATTAGTATTGCAAAAATTGTGTACATCATTAGAGTTAAATATTTTCTAGGATCAAATGGCATTAGTTTTTTTCTACCCATCTGCCATCTGGCATTTGACACGCAGTACCAAAGTTTACTTTTCTATTGATACCTCCAATACCTATTAAAGGCCATTGGTTTGTTATGTCAACAGTTGATTCATAATCTTTACATTTAATTGTTTCAACCATATATGTACTTGTAGTTTTTATAATTCCACTATTACCTGTATTTGTATTGTACCAATTAGTGTATGTAGAACCATTAGGACTTTTGTTCATATGGTCAACAAACATTGCATTGTGTACATCAGCATCTGACTTGTACATAATATCAGCGCCAACAAATGCACCAGTCACAGCACACGCAGCGATGGCATAAGGATTTTCTACTCCCAAAGCGACACACGAGCCAGTTGTAGTCGTGGCACCAAGAGTGGCACCAATGTGACTACGATTACTGGCTGCGCAGTTATTTAACAACAAGAGAGCAATTAAACTTAATAATATTTTATGCATATGTTTTATTGTAGTCTGTCCAGTATTCATTATAACTTTTTCCAAAACCGATTTGATAAAATGTATCTAAAGGGTTAACTGTTTGATAAACACTCAATAGTTTATCAAAGTTAACATCAACATTTTCATATGACTTTGGATTTTCTTCTTTATTCTTAATATGATCTTTAAAAAAGTTGATACGATTTTCATAACATACTTTTCTAGTTGTAGATTTTTTCTTATCTTTCTTTTTCTCTATATCAAACTCAACGAATAGTAACTCTTTTGTATATTGAAACATATTATTCCTCCATTTTTAGTTTAGTGATTATATAATAACATAAAAATATCGTATTGTCAATGCCTAAAATAGTCAATAAAATCAACATTTTAAATAAGAACAAAACGAGAACATCCATAATTATGACGTAAAATCCATTCCAGAATCTCTTATTTTAGTACATAATTCTGGTCCATTTACACTTTTAATTATGTAATAATCTTCTGTATTATCAATTACATATTTTCTAGTAAACTCATTCTCTTTCCAAAAGGTCTCAGCTCTAGCTGTGATGGGCCTGATAAAAGCAGTCCCATCATTTTTACTAGTATAAACAAAATCCTTACTGTTCATTACTATCCTTAAAGATTTTATTCCAAGGCCATTTCTTTTTCGCTTCAGCCCAACTCTTTTTTTGATATGCCTTTGACTTCTCTATTTCCATAGAAATGTGATTACCTACTTTACTTGGTATTTCACTAACAGCCGTAGCAAATTCTTTTGGTGTTACTTTTTTTTCATCTGCACTTGCCATATTCATTGATACAAGAATTACTGTAACCAATGCAATAGCAAATAGTAGTGATTTTTTCATATTCCACATTATGTTTTCCTTCCCATAGTTTTAAAATCAGCTTGATCTACAATTTGGTAGTTACCCTTATTGTAAGCAATGCCGATGGTTTTACCTTCAGGCAATTTTACTTTTGGTAAAGTTCTCTTTACACAAGCGCCTGGGATTCTATCACTTGTTGGTATAGAATTTCTTTTTAGACCGTTGATGTCTAATGTCAAATCAGGTAAAGTAAAACCTGATAAAGTCTTTTTGAAAGACTCTCTATTAATGCTTTTATATGTTTCTTTTATCTTTTTCTTTTTCATTGAAATAATGGTGCTAGTAATATTGATAATATCATTGTAGGTACAACAATTGATAATGGCCAAAAATCTAATAGTTCTTTCCACAATACAACTTTGTCCTGTTTCTTTTGTTTTTTAATACTTCTTTTGATTTCTACCATAAGTTTATTGATAGGTTCGCCTTTTTGAAAGTTAGGAAAACCAAGATCATTACACATAGCAACTTGATTGTAAACTTCTGATATAGTTTTTTTATTTACTTCTATTGTAATTGTTTTAGCCATAATAATAATTTAATATACCCATTGAATAAATTGCAAGTGATATAGCATTCAATACAATTAATGCTCTATCGTGCCATAGTAAACCAACAGTTAACCAGCCAATAAAACCTATGTTTGCAATCAACATATTAATTGGATAGATGTCAACTGCAGTAAACATCATAGCAGTAATTAATATAATACTACTTGCCCATTTGATATACCAAGACAAATCATATCTAGGTGTAACTTTTTTGTACACTCTGGTAGAATTAAGTTTGGCTATCTTACTATCTAATTTT